AGTTTGGCATTGAGGTTATTATTATTGCCATTGCTATTTTTATCATGATAAAAAGGGGGCACTAAGGCCCCCATTATAATTATGAGCTGTTTGATGCAGTTTCATCTGAACCGCTAATATCACACATTAATGCCCATACTCTGATTTTACCAGAAGTATCTGATGCACCAATAACTTTTACATCTATTGTATCAGCAGAACTATATACATGTCCTACATTAGATACGTTAGTTACTAGAGCACCAAGACCAGTAGATGTGGAATCTAATCCATCAATATATCTATCTGGGTCACCGCCATCTCCTAAATCTAGTGTAACACCAGACGCAGAAGCTGTTAGTACTTCTAAACCTGCATTGATAACTAAAGTCTCAGCAGGTACGTTTAACATTTGAACTATGTCGTCAGCCCCAGGGTCAAATAGTGAAAAATCCACTGTATTTTCTACCCAATAAGGCTTCCTTCTAGTAGAAGGATGACCACTAGTTCCACCAGTTACTTTACTTACTGTTGCCATATGTATCTCCTCCTATTAATCAATTTTTATATGTCTTGCAAAAAGTGCTTCCGTACGAAGTACTTTTCTTCCAAATATATGCAAACCTCTTACGATATCTGCAAATGAATCTGGGTCTCTAACTACTTCAGTTTTTGCAATTTGATTTGCAGTACATGTTGAAGACATGTGTCCAAACATTACTTTAAAGAAGTTAGAAGTTGATGATGCTGCAAAGTTATTGGTCATATATAGTCTGAAACCATTAACTTGACCATCTAAAACGTTTCCGTTTCTTAATGGTGATGAAGCATCGCCAGTAACAGAAGCATCCATTATTTTTGCGTTAGCTTGTCCAAGCTGTTCGTAAAACTCTGGAGTTCCTAAGAACCATCTGTTATCTGTTGGAATGTCTGCCGCATGCAATCTTCTAGCAGAGTTTGCTAGAATGTTTGTTGGGTCTTCTTCCGAAGTACCAAAACCTACGTCAGTTCCAGAGCCATCAGAACCAATAGTAGTTCCTGCTCCGCCAAACATTGCCGCAATGACATTCTCGTCATATTTATCTTTTAGAGCATATGCTCCAGAAGAAGTAGCCAAAGACTCAAAGTTAATATGAGATTGTCTTTCTTCAATATCGTCAACTTTAAATGCAAATGCATTTGCCTGGTCTACAATAAGTTGAATTTGGTCATCTGCCAAATTCTGGATGTTAATTGTACTTCCTCTTGTATAAGAACTTACTGAAATTACAGGCTCTTTAATAATGTTAACTGTATCTCCGAAATTTTCAATCTCTCCCGCATAGTCAGTATTAGTAATATCTTCTACTACTGATGCAGTTCTAAAGAACTTTTGGACTTTTTGGCTATAAATAATAGGTAAAAAATTACCCGATGGTAGGTTATCATAACCTGCCGCTTTTGATATTGCCATGTTGTCCTCCTATAGACAGTTAAAGATTAACCATTAACAATCCTACCTTCTTGTCTAGCTAAGTCGATATCTTTTTCATACTTTGCAAATTGTTGAGGTTTTAGTTTAGCTATTTCACTAACCTTCCACATCTTTTTATTTGAAGTATCAACTTCACGTTTATTAGTAGATGTAACAGATTTAGATGCCTCTAACGATTTAGCAGTTTTCTTTTTACCATATCCTGTATCCATTTTGTATAAGTCTATAGCTCTTGCTGCTAATTTTGCATTGGTAGTATTTTCATATAACCAACCTTGAATAGTAGAGTCTTGTTTCGATACCCATTCATGAAATTTATCGTCTTCTCTTATTTCACTAAAGTCTGGATGTAGCTTTGATAGTTCTACTTCTGCTTTATCTTTTTGAACGGCCATTTGTTGGCTCTCTAATTCTTTAAGATTGCTTTCAACTTTCTTAGCTTTTTCATCTGCTTTAGTGTAAGCGATAGTTTCGATAATATCATAAACATCTGGATACTTTTGTCTCCATGCATCTACTTCTTCTTTTGTTTTTGGCAAGTTAATCTTGTCAGCATTTTCTTGTAACTGAAGTCTTAACTTTTCAATATCGTCTTTATGCTTATTGACTGTAGAATCGTAATGTCGTTTAAGGTCGTCATAACGTTTCTTAAACACTTTCTCTTCAGCGTTAACAGGGCGTTCTTCCTTTGGAGTGGCTTCTTCTTCTGAAGAAGTGTCCTCTGAAACGGTAGCTGTATCCTCTGTTTCTCCCTTATTACTTTTACGTTTATAAGGTGCAGGCTCGAGAAAAGCCTCTGGTTGAGATTCTTGAGTTTCTTCTTGAATCTCTTCTTGTTTATTTTCTTCCATTTTATCCTCCTTGATTGGTGCTGTTGGAAAACAGGTGGCCTAGAGTCGCTTTGGGGCTATGACTATGCAGTCATAGGTGGCCTATTCATTGGTGCTCCTAGTCCTTCTTGATTAGGAGCTTCTGCTGCCATCGGTGACGGAGCAGAAACTGGTTGTGGTGCAGCAGGCGGTTTAGCATTAGCCGTCATGTCTTGCACAAATTGTTTCATTGATTCTTCTGGTGTTGCTGCTTGATATCTGTTTACAATTACTGAAACAGGTATAACAATAACAGGCTCTTTCGGGCCTCTATCTTGTACAGCACTTACATCTACACCTTTTGATTGTAATGCTTTTTTAACATCCTCTGTTAAATGCATATCGAGCACAGCGTCATCTACTGCACCCATTTCTGGTTGTGCACCCATAGGTGCTTCTCCCATAGGAGGTTGGCCTCCCATTGGAGCGTTTGGGTCGTTCATCATTCCATTTGCCATATTTTTCTCCTATATTATCCTTTAAATCTACCTCTAGGGCCACTTCTTGAAACTGTAGTTTGTTTCTGTGCTCTTAAAGGTGTTGGTCTTGAATACATTGCCTCTCTACTTCTTGGGCTAACTGTTCTTGTTTTACCCTGTCCTTTTCCAATAGTAACTTGCGGGCCTCTGTCAATTTTTGTTCCAGATGCCTCTTCGTAATTAGATTGGGTATAGTCAGAACCTTCTTGTGTAGCTTTTCTTCTTTTGTCTTCTTTTTCTTTTTCTTGCTGTCTGTCTTCAGCTTCTCTTATAGTTTTTTGCATTTCTTGTTTTGCTTTTTCTGCTGCTATATCTGCATCAAATTTTGCTTTTCGTGCTTTTTCTTTTTCAATAGCATCCTCTTGTTCTTTTATTTGATATTCTAAATCTCCTCGTTTGTAATTAGTTACAGCGTTATTTGCAACAGTGCTAAATGCTGCTAATTTTTGAGCCATAAAATCATCAAACTGCTGCACACTTTCTTTAGTGCCAAATATTTTATCACCAAAACCTGGAGCTATAACATCAGAGTATGGTATACCATAATAATCTGCTTCAAATTTTGCTATTGTTGGTATAACAACTTCACCAGTAAAATTAGTTTGTCCTGCAGCTGTAGTATTATAAATTTGATTTTGATTTACTATATTTTTATCAACTAGATAATCAATAACTTTATTAAGAGAAGCTTGGCCCTCTACTTGTTCTTTACCCATTCTACCTAGTAAGACATCTAGCACTCCGCCTTTTCTTTGAACTCTATTTAAATCTACTACTAATTGTCCTTTGTCATTTAGTTTAACAAAACCACGTTGTTTATAGTTTTCAATTAACTCACTTGCACTCATGTTATTGTATTCATCATCAGTAGCAATAAAATTGTTATCGGTAGTAGTTCTATCTGTTCCTGCTATTCTTACTGGAGTAGTGTCACCACCACCTCCTGTAGTTTGTGTTTGTTCATCCATAAAAGGATTTTGATAGTCTGGGTCAATAACACATTGTTTTAAAGTTGCGTCATATTTATATCCTGCAGGACAAGGGTCATTATCTGGTTCATCTGGAGTTGTATTAGACGGAGGTACAAAGTCAAATTTTGGGTCTGCTGTACTAAATGCGTTAGTGTCTATAAAATCATTTGGTTCATTGCTAAAACTCCAGTTACCTGTAGCTGCGTCATAATTTAATCCAATAGTGTTTCCCTTGTAATACATATTATTTTCTCTTAATCTGCTCCCTCATCTTCATCAGTTCCTGCAGAGAAGCTATCTTCCCCTGGAGTCGGTACACCTCCAACTCCGATGTTGC